AGAAAATACGATGACAGGCGAAAGGATTGAAGAACTCAAAAACTGTAAAGAATGCATCATGCAAGGATACGAATTCGAATGAAAGTAACAGCGGTGAGTGACCTTCATGGAGACAGACCTAAATTAGTTGGTGGTGACTTGCTTATCATCGGTGGAGATTTAACTGCCAGGGATAGACCGCAAGAGTATGTACTTTTCAATGAGTGGATAGATGCTCTAGATTATAAAAAGAAGATTGTGATATGTGGTAACCATGATATGTGGATTGCTAAAGGTAGCTCGTTTCTTAGACCTTCCGGCTGCACGTATGAATATCTTTGCGATTCAGGAACTGAATATCAAGGACTTAAGATATGGGGAACACCTTGGACTCAATGGTTTCATGGTGTTAATCCTGACTGTACTGCTTTTATGTTGCGTAGTGAGTTTGACTTAATAGAAAAATATGCATTAATTCCTTACGATACCGACATTCTTATAAGTCATGGCCCTTGTTATATGAGGTTGGATAAAACTATCTATGGTGATTATGCAGGGTCACAGGCTTTGCGAGATCAGGTGGAGTATCTTAAAGAGAAGAGACTGCAATATCATTTTCATGGGCACATACACGAAGCATATGGGGAACATAAAGAAGGTAATCTGTGGACTTTTAATGTTTCGCGGATGAATAGAGATTACAGACCAGTAAACAAGATATTAAATATTGAAATATAGGATTGACAATGGGTATAATTGAATATTTCAGAGATTGGATGGCAAATAACGAAGAAAGAGAAAAGTTTCATAAGTCATGGATAATTGGCAAGATTGGAAACTTTAAATGGCCCGATGAACAAGATAAATACCATGCAGATATTGCTTATGAGATATTTAAATTAACACAAAGAATTGAAGAGTTAGAGAAACAAATCAAATAGGAGACCACATGGACAAGTTGATTAATAAAGTGAAAAAAGATGTAAACAAAGCAGAAAAAGATACCAAAACATTGCTAAAAGCTGATAAAGTTCAAGACAAGAAAGTCGAGAAAATGGAGAAGAAAGAGAAGCGTTAAGTTTCCTTTAGGCTCCTTAGCTCAGTGGTAGAGCACTCGCCTGTTAAGTGAGATAGCGGAGGTTCAAATCCTTCAGGAGCCTGTTTAAATGGAGATTTTTATGAAGTTAAAATATTTGTTCTCTTATTTGTTGTTTTGTTTTTGTTTTTGTGGTATTTGCAATTGTAGTGAAGACAAGTCGAATGACAAGGTATATATTGACGAAGAAGAGATGAAGGGTTCAGAAGATTCGTTCTATATTCATTTAGGTCATAATACTTGGTTGCATACGAATACAGTGCACAGGGATTCGACTGGTTTATATACGTACCAAGCTAGCATTGCGAAGTGCATGAGAGGCGCCAAGCAAGTGCAGTATGAAAAGAAGTGGAAGTGTCCGTACTGCTATAACTATTGGCCTATTGGTACAGCTTGTCAGAATTTAGATTGTCCTTCGAGGTATTTTTAATTGAATTGCCGGGGTAGCTTAGTGGTTAAAGTGGCGTCCCTAACACGGAAGCAGACATAGGTTCGAATCCTGTCTCCGGCGGCAATCCTTGGTAGAAAGGTCATAAATTCCCGATATTACTGACGCAGAAATCGTTAAAACAGCGTCCGTGACAAGCCAAGTGGGTTAGGATCCTAATGAAGCTGCGATGCTTTACTTGTCGTTTTAAGAAGAAGTTATTTATTAAAGAAGCACAAGCCCACCGAGCTGGATAGGTTGTGGGGTAGCCCTTGCATTTTAGCCTGATGAAGCGAAAGCAGAAACTCGAAAGAGTCGCAAAGCGTCCCCGGCAAGGGTAGGTTGGGATCTGAGTCCAGTATTTTTAGAAGAAGTAACTCAGTGGGAGAGGGGCGATGAGCGAAGTGATTGGAGATTTCCGATTGCTGGTTTCGTTTTCATGCAGTGTCGGTGGTTCGAATCCACCCTTCTTCATTATGTAGTAGGCTATGCTGCTTCAGGTATCTCGGATTGCCCTAACATAAAGGGAGAAGTGACCATAAGTTCTGCGGTTTCTAGTACCAAAAGAGCGTCTGGCAAAGAGCCACATAGCAATTTGCTCTTTTAGGTTAATGGTAGACCTCCTGTTTTGTAGTCAGGTTGCGGAGGTTCGATTCCTTCAGAGAGCATGCGTACAGTCCTAGGTTTGTAATTTTGGCCGACTATTTAGTTTTAGGTTACTAAGTAGTTGGCCTTTTCTTTTTTCTCTCTCCGGCCTCTCTTATATTTCTTGTGTCAAATTCAAATTTTAATTATTGGTAAGATTCTTCAACAAAGGATTTTACAATGACTATTATTACAATTCCCTATGGCTACGAACCTCGACCATATCAAGAAAAAGTTTTACAAGCATTAGATGACGGCTGCCGGAACGTCTGTTGGGTTGTGCATCGCCGAGGAGGTAAAGATACAACCATGTGGAACTATATGATTAAGAGGGCCTACTTAGAGCCGGGAACTTATTATTATTTTCTTCCTACATTTGCGCAGTGTAAGAGAGTTATATGGGATGGTATGACTAATGACGGCAAGAGGATGTTAGATTTCATTCCGAAGGCTATCATAGATGGGAACCCGAATAACACAGAGATGAAGATTTGGATCAATGGTGCTAAGGGTCAGTCGTTGATACAGCTTATAGGTGCGGACAGTTATGATGCGATTATGGGAACAAATCCTAGAGGCGTCGTATTCAGTGAGTGGTCTTTGATGGACCCACTTGCCTACGATTTTATTAAACCGATTCTCGCAGCTAATGGTGGTTGGTGCGCTTTTATTTATACACCACGCGGTAAGAACTGGGGCTGGGAACTTGCGGAAATAGCTAGAAGGAATCCTTGCGACTGGTTCTTCGAGATCCTCACTGTCAAGGATACCGGAGTACTTACAGATACCCAAGTAGAGACCGAGCGCAGGAAGGGCATGCCAGAGGATATGATACAGCAAGAATTCTATTGTAACTTCAATCGGGGACAGGAAGGAAGCTATTATGGCCGGCAAATAGAGCAGTTGAGAAAGAATGAGCAGATTACGGGTGTTTCTTTTGATCCTGCTGTGCCTGTTAGGACGTACTGGGACCTTGGGATTGGAGACAGTACGGCCATTTGGTTTGCACAATTTGTAGGGAAGGAAATTCATCTTATCAACTATTATGAAAATTCCGGTGAAGGATTAGCTCACTATGGACGTGTTCTGGATGATTACCGTCGCGAAAGCGGATGTGTATATGATCTTCACGTAGCACCACACGATATTCAAGCGCGGGAGTTGACAACAGGGAAGACAAGACTTGAGACTGCTCGAAGGTTGGGTTTAAATTTTCGTGTAGCTCCAAGATTAAGTCTCGAATCTGGTATAGAATCTGTACGTATGTTGCTAAGTCGGTGTTGGTTTGATGAGAAGAAGTGTGAGCATGGTTTGAAGTGTCTGGAGAATTATCGGAAGAGTTACAATGAGAAGTTTCGCGTGTATGGGGATAAACCTTTTCACGATTATACGTCTCATGGGGCCGACGCATTTCGCTATTTAGCAATAACTGAATCAGACTTTCGGCCTGACATGGGTGTGAATGATACTCAGTATGGCTTGATGAAGGAGAAGTGGGGCTGGAAAGTCTAGCATCCAAAGCTTCATTAACATAAGAGAAAATAAGGTCTTTTAAAATGGTGGATTCATCTTCGAAAGGTTTAGGTCCCTGCGCAGCCGAGTGTTTTGAGTTTCGGTTAGCGCCTAATGGGGAGTCTGGATTTGTCATGGTTTCCTATAATATTGGTTGTATGTTTATTTTTACTTCACAAGAGAGGTTATTTTCACCCCAATTGTGCAATAGCGTTCTTGATATCTTGCTCAAAGTCAAAAGATTTTAGGGAAACGGTACTTATATATCCATCATTAATTATGCACATGTTATTCTTCCCAACTATTGTTTTGTCATTTTTATCCGCCACTTTATGTAGATCGATTGTCAAGATTTTGTTATCAGTGTAAGTCTTTACTTGGATTATATTCTCTTTAACTTGCTTTATCTTTTCATTAAATTCATTAGCTAACTTTATTGCTTTGGATAGGTCTATTTCGCATTCTTTTGCCCCAGGTTGAGTTTTCTGACTAGGAGATTCCCATTGATCCGGATTGTCCAAAATATTCAATAGAAGGCCCATATACGTCTTTTTGATAGGCTGAGTCTTTGCAATGTCAACAGCTCGCTCTACTTCCGGCTCTGTGTATTTCTTGCATATGCGTTTCTTTTCATTAGGCGATA